AGCAGCAGCAGCAGAGGCAGAGGCAGCAGCAGCAGCAGCAGAGGCAGCCTCAAGGCAAGCAAAAAAAGGTAGACGCGCATCATCTGCAGCAGCAGAGGCGGCAGCAGTAGCAGCAGCAGAGGCAGCCTATAGACCAGACAAAAAACCAAAAATAGGGATCTTTTCGGGAGGGACGGTTCTACCAGACGAGAAAGAATTAGAAAAAAAGATAATAGCATGGTATAAGCAAACTATTCGTGTAGTATATGATTCTATAAAATCAGGCACATTTAACATAACAGGTAACTCTGATATAAATAGTACATATGAAGAAACCCTAACAAGAAAAGAAAAAATAATCACCGACACCACCCCTTCGGAAATAATAGACATAAAGTACAGTATATCATGCACAAAAGTACTAGGTTGGTATCATGACAATGTAAAATTATTAATAGACGGTGCGTTGGAGTTAGAGTTAGATAATGATATACGAACTATATGTGAATTGATTAAGATTAAGGATTCATATAATATATCAGATTCGAGGGGCATTCACGCAGTTAACTCATTCATGCAGTCATCATTTACCACTAAAGACCCCATATCCTCAGCATTAGGCGGGGGTATACTAATAAATAAAAGGCGGTCAATTAAAAAGAAGAAAAAACAACGACCTCGTATGTCTAAAAATGCGAATGGAAGATTACATAGACATAAAAAGACAAGAAAAAATAAAAAGATAAGAAAAAATAAAAAGACAAGAAAAGGGTAAGAAAAGACCTAAATAGAAATAATCTTATATACTATACACTCTAAACTATATGGTGGTATTTAATGGAGTTGATTTAGAACTATTAGGTACGTGTGTTATATTTGCGGTAAGTGTTCATTTAATAGGAAAGTGTATAGCCCGTTGTATATCAAACGATAATAGGCCTGCTATAGGTGTGGCCATATTGAAATCCGTTACTCCTGAACTAATACCCGAAGCACTTATAGACCAAGAACCATCTCATATAAATATATATATGCCCATGGCACAAGAAAGGATAAATATAGATACCATTATAATTTAACTATATTTTGCGCGCTCATAATAAGTAATAATGTCTGCTTCAAATTGAATTGACATCAGGCGAGAAACCATTAATTCCCGACGAACTTGTGCAATTGGTAGTGGAGTATTTGGAGTTGACTATAGATATAGATATAGATATAGATATGATTAGATTTGATACCTAATCATATTTTAAAGGTAGCGGGTATATTATTAATAACTCTCAATAATATTAATTGTTTTATGACTCGATAATAGCATTTACATTGGCAGCATGTTTTTTCTTACAACCTCTTTTATGAGCAGAAAGAGCTTTATTATTATTAGCCTGGAAAGAATTACAAATGTTACATAGAATAGTTTCGTGCTCATTATTAAGTATAGAACCACACTTGCTAACTAAATACTTGGATAGAATAGGGAATTTAATATCATTCATTTCCGATAATAATTTTTTATGAAAATCTTTAGATAGTTCAATAATACTGTATTTTCTATCTATAAAACATTTATATTCCTTATTAATATCATCAATAGTATCCTTAGAAATAGTAATAAGATCAGAATCTTCTTCTAGTTCTTCTAGTTTATCAGATAGAGCATCAATAATATCAGTAGCAATTTTAATGGTATGTGGACAATAATCAACATTATGTACATATATCATGATATTCCCTCCCTTGATATCAATTTGATAATTTTGTTTAGAAGTAATTCCGCTATATTGCGATAAGAAGATCCCATGACACTTTTGCTCTTCAATGTCTCTAATAAATTTCTTTACTTCGTCCAAAGAGACATTTCTATCATAATTCTTAGTTTCCACCAATATAGTAGGTAGATTTATCCTACTAACCCGAAAATCACATGCTGCTTTTTGTCCGGTAGTATTAATAACTTCGCTGGTTGGAAATAAATTATTTAGCACTGATTCCAACTGATTCTCCCCGAATTGTCCCTTATAACTAGAATTTTTATACTTATTTAGAAATTCGGATAATTCATCCATGATTTTTTCCTGTGCCGAACCAGGATTTAAGGATGAAATTTTATTATTAATTCTATCTTCACTGGCATTAATAAATGCGAAAATGGGTTGTAATAAATTATTTGATTTAGTTTCAAAATTAGATAGAAAAATAGAAAGGGACTCGTCCTTATTGAGGTTTTCTAATAATTTCAAATTATCGTCAGATATAGACTTATAAAAGGCACTGATAGACTCTTGTAATTGTTTATAACATGCTTCATTAGATTTTGGCACAATGTCATTTAAAAGAAGAGTAGTTTGCTCAACCAAATGTAAACTATTTTTATTAAGCAGAGAACTAATAATATCATTATTATTAGTGTGAGTAGATGCTAGAATGGATTTTATATCTTCTATATACTCCTTCTTAGATTCTTGAAATTTAATATAAATATTTTTAGAGATTTCCATATTTAAATTATTCACCGTATGGTTTATGGTACCCACTTGTGATTTAATATCTCCGACGACAGATAAAATTTGAGAATTAATGGTTGAATTCATTACCGAATTCATATCACCGAGTAGTCTCTCAAATAACTCCACAAAAATAATATTTACTGCTTCAAAATTAATAGATGGGTTCTGTGTATAAAAATTTATAATTCTGTCATTTGTAACTATTAGAGAAGGCATGTAAAATATATACCAGTTTTCTATTTATATACTAATTACTGTAGTAGTACAGCAAGTAGTATATTAACGTCATTGATTTATTTAATGCATGTGACTATGACGCATAATGGTTATTAGGGCGAATCATTATGAAAACCAGTATCATACATTTGTTGCGATAAATAACCTTTTTTTATTGAAAATTCTTTAATTTTTCTAATAGTTTCTTGATGTTTTCCAGGAATTATTTTATCCATTATTAGATTTTTATTACAAATATTAGTAATATATTTTTTAATCCAATGATGTATTTTATGGAAATTATTATTTTTAAGAGGCGAATCAAATAAATCTTTGAATATTATTGAATTATTATTAGACATCATAAAATGAAAATCTCCGTTACATTGTGAATGGGCATTAACATATATATTATTTGAATTTAAATTATAATCATCTAATAGTATATCCTTCCATAATAAAACATCATATCTATATAAAATCACTATATCGTATTTAAAATTATTTTCTTTTTCATATTATTCTTTAAGTATTATAGTTTTTTTCATAGTTAACGCCTGCTATATTCCTCCAAAATCATTATTATTATTACATCTATTATTAATATCATCGGTGTAATTATTATTATTTTCAAAAAGAGATTTTTTTGGCTTATAAATATTTTCTATATCATCGTTTAAATCAATATTCCAACCGTGACAAAAAAAATCTATTTCATAATTAGGATTTTTATGAATAATATATTTAAATATTGAATTTCTACATTTTATATAGTCGACATATTTTCCTTATTTATAAAGAGAATTTTCCGTTAAAAAAGGCGTTTCTTTTGAGACTGCACCTCTTAAGCAAAATGCAACTTTTTTCATATATATATATAAATATATATTATAATGAGCCGAACAAGCTTACTTAGTGCGGGAAATGCAGGAGGAACTAAATCAATTCGATTGAACGGGGATCAAGGAGGAGGAAATAAACTACAAGGGTTAATGCCAAGCATAGGAAAACGGTCGAATATAAATTATAATGGGGTGTATGGGACAAACCGAGACGTGGTATTCAGAGTAAATCAATTAGGAGGTATAGGTAGAGGTAAATCAATGTTTGCTCCAGGAGGGGATGGAGTCTTGTCAGTGCCAGTTACTACGGTCGACCCACCAATTACTACGGTCGAACCACCAGTTATTACTGGCGACACAAACCTAATGACAATATATGACGATGATGTATCTACTGGGCTAACAATCAACTCAACCACAGGCCAATTTATTTTATCTAATTCAGCCGGGAATGCCATAACCGAGACCAATACAATAGACACTAAATATATTAATAATAATACCCTTTATTATTTAACGTCGGATACCGATACCACCAAGAAATATATCAATATCATTAACTCCGAGTACTCCTCAGACAACATAGTGGATGATTTAACCAAGGGCATACAAATGATAACAAGCTTGATGACAGACATGTCGTATATGTTTACGGATAAAACTGGTTTTAGTGGTGATATACGTATTGATTTAAGTAAATGGGATGTATCTAACGTAAAAGATATGTCGTATATGTTTAATCAATGTGCAGAAACGCGTATAAATATAGACAATTGGCATGTATCTAAGGTAACGGATATGTCGTATATGTTCTATGGATGTGGTTATTTTAATAGTGAGTTAATTAACTGGGATGTATCAAATGTAACAAACATGTCGAATATGTTCTATTATTGTATTAACTTTAATCAAGATTTAAGTAGTTGGATAGTATCTAGTGTAACAGATATGTCAAATATGTTTAATGGATGTAGTGTCTTTAATACTAATTTTAGTAATTGGACTCCATCTATTGTAACAAATACGTCGTATATGTTCTATGAGTGTGAAGAATTAATTACTGCTGATTTTAGTAAGTGGATGGTCTCAAGTGTTAAAGATATGTCGTATATGTTCAATGGGTGTACAGGATTAATTATGGTCGATTTAAGTAATTGTGATGTATCTAGTGTAATAGATACGTCGTATATGTTCAATGGGTGTACAAGATTAAATACTGTCGATTTAAGTAATTGGACTTCATCTATTGTAACAAATACGTCGTATATGTTCTATGAGTGTAAAGAATTAAATACTGTTGATTTTAGTAATTGGATGGTCTCAAGTGTAAAAGATATGTCGTATATGTTTTTTGGATGTAGTGCCTTTAATCAAGATTTAAATTGGGATGTATCTAGTGTAATAGATATGTCGAATATGTTTAAGGGATGTTATGCCTTTAATCAAGATTTAATTTGGGATGTATCTAGTGTTAAAGATATGTCGTATATGTTTAATGGATGTAGTGTCTTTAATCAAGATTTAAATTGGGATGTATCTAGTGTAACAGATATGTCGAATATGTTTAATGGATGTGGTTATTTTAATCAAGATTTAATTTGGAATGTCTCAAGTGTTAAAGATATGTCGCATATGTTTAATGGATGTGGTGTCTTTAATCAAGATTTAAATTGGGATGTCTCAAGTGTTCAAGACACGTCGTATATGTTTCAGTATAGTATAGGTTTCGCTCAAGATTTAAGTAAATGGAATGTATCTAGTGTAACAAAACTTAACTCTATGTTCTATAAGACAACCCTGATGGGTGATCTCTATATAGATAGTACTGATGGTACGCCCCTAGATGGGTATTTTGAAATAACCCCAGCTATTTATAGCGGGACAGCGTAGTTTAATTAATACTTGAACTGATTAATATATGAATATATTATTATATATTATTATATATTATTATATATTATTATATATTATTATATATTAATTATATATAAATGAGTCGAACAAGTCTACTTAGTGCGGGAAATGCAGGAGGAACTAAATCCATTAGATTGAATGGGAATCAAGGAGGAGGAAATAAACTACAAGGATTAATTCCAAGCATAGGAAAACAATCCAATATAAATTATAATGGGGTGTATGGGACAAACCGAGACGTGGTATTCAGAGTAAATCAATTAGGAGGTATAGGACGCACCTCGCGTATGTTTTCGTCAAGTGCAGATGGAGTTGTGTACTAAATAATTAATACGGCAAACAGGTCATATATTACCAAAGAAGAGTATAATACCTCTGGGCTGCCTTCAAGTCAAGTTGTATGTAGGTTAATATCATTGAATACAGTGGTAATTATATTACCAATGTAGTGAATCATTGATTAATGTTGTAATACTATAGTATTACTACTGTATAGATAGTAGTAATATAATCAATAGATTAACTTATTTGATTATCAACTAATAATATAGAATCTTAATATTGATAATAAATATAATCTAAACGAAACGATAATAGATAATGAATATATTTATTTATAAACTTATATTTGTTTCTAAATAAACTACGAAATATTAATTAACTATATTTT